GAAGAATATTTATATTGTTTGAATACAACTGAAAAAATTATTAAAATAAATAATTTAATATTTACTGATTGGGACGAAATATATGATGATTCTTTAAATAAAATTGTAAATAACGAAAAAATACCAATTATTAATAAAACATTTATACATAAATATTTGGATTGCGGATTTTCAAATAAAACTAAAATGATTTTAAATGATGGGTCTTTAATTAATATTGATAAAATTAAAATTAATGATGTTCTAGAAAATGGAGAGAAAGTTTACGGAATAATAGAATTAGATGGATTAACAGTCGTTGAACAATTTAAATATAATTTAGGAGAAAATGAATTTATTGAAGGATATGCGCCAAATTTAACAGTAAATAAGGAAAAAATTAACAATAAAAATAAAAAATTATATCACTTATTAACAAATAAAAAATCATTTAGAATAAATAATATAATTATACCTGATTATAATGATGCTATTGATAGATTTTTAGAAACTAATAAATGAAAATTATTATCTATTAATTATGTATAATAATGGATATCTCAATTTTTGGATATAAGTTTAATCTAGAGATTTTAATTTTGATTGGTGTAGTTTATCTAATTTTAGCTGGTCATACTTTATGCGGTTGTAGTAGTTTTAGTATGATGGAAGGTCTTGATACCATGGGAACTGCTCCTACATCAAAGACATCTATGCCTGCTCCTGCCGGAAATTTGGTTGGAAAACCAAAAGAGAAAGCAAATAATACGAAAAACACAACAGTAAATAAGGAGGGTTTTGTTGGAGCAAATACAAATTATGGACAATCTTCACCTTATGATTTAGGTTATGATCATAAAATAAATACATCTTCATGGAATCAACCAAATATGACAGTTATTCCAGGTAAACCATTAAGTAATGGTGTAAAACAATTTTTGGAGAGAACTCCACAACCAGTTCCTCTCCCTGAGGGTGAATTATTAATGTTTGCTAATACTCCTTTTAAACCAGAATGTTGCCCAAATACATATTCAAATAGTACAGGTTGTGCGTGTATGACTGGTCAACAATATAATTATTTAGTCATGCGTGGCGGAAATAATGTACCATACTCTGAATATTAAATTATTACATTATTACATTATTAATCATTATAATATAAATTATTTATATATAATATAATGCGAAAAACTTTAAAAAAGAATAAAAATAAACATAGTTATACAAAAAAAATATGTCAAATTGGATTAAAACCTTTTGAAAAAAAATTTAGTCTACTATTATCAAAAAATGAAAAAAAATTAAATACTATTGAAACCTATAAAAAATACGAATTCGCAAAAGAACTTTTGACAAAATTTGCTCCTTTAAGTATTAAACCTAATAATGATTTTTATGATTATATAAATTATTTATGGCTTAAAAATGTAAGTTTGGAAAAGCAACAAAAATATATTGTTCAAGTTGATGATTTTAGATTAGCACAAGATAAAGTATACAAAGAATTAAATACAATTATAGTTGACTACTTTAAACATAACAATACTCGTTTGGCAAAAAATATGAAGAATTATTATTATTCTATTTTACGTATGAACCCAAAACAATATAGTAAAAAATTAGCGTTTGAAGCTATTAAAACTGTAGATGACCTAATAAGTAGAAACAATCCATGGGAGCTGTTAGCATACTTCAATAAAGATGAAATGTATTCACCAAACGCTCCACTTTCGATATCAGTACAACCTGATGATATGAGCCCTAAAATATGTAGATGTTATATAAATTCACCAGAATTAATTCTAACAGATTTAAATGTTTATTATGATGACGGCAGCGATGTTCAGTATAAGAAAAATTACAGAGATCATTATTTTAGATATATAAAAAAAATTTTTGATACTTTGATTGGTAAAAATGATTTTAATCCAAAAGACCCTTTTGATGTTGAAGTTGAGATATTTAATAAATTAGGTTGCCAAACGGTTACTAAAGATGAAAAAATTTATAATAGAGTAACTAAACAAGAGGCTATTGAAAAATATGGTTTAGATTGGGATGAGTTTTCAAAACAATTAGGATTTAAAAAAACACCTGATTTTTTCATAACTTCTAGTTTAAATTATTTAAAATGTGGTACTAAATTATTTCTTGATAATTGGAATACACCAAAATGGAAAACATATTGGTTATTTTTAATATTTAGAAGACTAATTAGAATTACAAGAGATTGGGAAAAAATTACTTATGAGTTTGCTGGTAAATTTGAGAGAGGTCAGGAAATGATTAATGATTCACCTGCTGTTAGTTCATCACTTTATATGACTTTACCATTTAATAAATTTTTGACAGAATCTTATGTTAAGAAATTTGAAAATCCTGAGGCCATGGAATATACTAAAATATTATGTAATGAACTAAAGCTTGTGTTTAAACGCATAATGATGAGAAATAATTGGTTACAACCTTCTACTAAAAAATATGCCCTTAAAAAATTAGACCATTTTAACTTTATATATGGTGTTCCGGAATATGTTCCTGATGACCCTAATTTAGATTATGGCAATTTGTTATATGATAATATGATAAAAGTGATTAAATGGAGATATAACAAAAATATCGAACTCGAAGGTAAAAATCAAATTGATTATCCTGTAGTTGATTGGTCACAATATCCAGTTAAAATGACAGGTACACAAGCTTATATAGTTAATGCCGCTTATACTCCATCTAAAAATTCAATTTATATTAACTTGGGATATATCCAAAAACCATTTATTGATTTAGATGAACGCGGTATTGAATATAATTTAGCTCATTTAGGTTTCACAATTGGTCATGAAATGTCACACGGTTTTGATGATTGGGGTAGTCAATATGGTTATGATGGTTCTTTAAAAGATTGGTGGACAGAAAAAGACAAAAAACATTATGAAAAAATTCAAAACGATGTTATTAATCAATATCAAGTTTTTGCTGCAAGAGATGGAATTAAATTTGATGCTTCAATTGGTATAGGTGAAGATCTAGCTGATATTTCAGGTCTGGCAATTTGTGATGAATACTTGAGAGATTTTCAAGATAAAAATCAAGATTTAATTCCAATTAGAGCCTTATCATATGAATCATTTTATACATATTATGCCTTTCAACAAAGACAATATGTCGGTAAAAAAGCTATTTCAGCACAGTTAAAGACAAATCCTCACCCACTTGATAAATATAGATGTAACGTTCCTTTATCACGTTCTGATATATTTAGAGCATTATATAATGTAAAAAAAGGTGACGGAATGTGGTGGAAAAATACAAATACTGTTTGGTCTAATCCTAATTAAAAAACCATAGCGGTTTTATCAATTACAACTTCTTTTGCTATATTTCTGATTATTTTATCTGCTTTTTCTATGTCATTATTTCCTGTGCCTCCCATAGCTTCTATTACTAATTTACTATATTGGTCTGAATATTTTGAATCACTATAGTTACATCCTGGATGCGCTTCTTTATATTTTGGAAGTAACCTTTGATTTTTACATGCTACTTTATTAATTACCTTTCTTAACTTTTTCTTATCATCATCTTCTTTTTCCCATTTATCTTGGTCTTTTATATAAATAACTTCTCTCTTTTTATCTGCGCAATGTATAGGTCTCTCTGTTATATCAAGTGCCTTTAAATTTTTGACAATTATATTTGAAATACCCTCAACATACCCTACTTCACCTACTGCCTCTAAATCTGATATTTGTAATTGTATTGACTCAGCAAAATCCATAATGTTCATAGCATTTTTACAAGTCTCATTTAAAAAGAAATTTAAGTTAAATGCTTTATTATGTGAATTGGTATGAGTATTTGTTGTGTTATGTGTTCCATTTTTACATATTTCTAGAACTTTATTATTATTTTCTAGCAACAAAGTTTGTTGCTCCATCATCATTTTTCTTAGCTCATTATTGTCTTTAATTAACATCATAATGAGATCTTTATCAGCTATTGTCTCTGTACCAATACTTTCTTCACAAAAAGACGCATCATTACATTTTTTTTTATGTTTCCATAAACTGGTCCTATCTTTATATATTTTATTACAAATTTCACACGTAAAGTTTGTTAAGTTGGGCTTTTTTAGGTAAAATCCGTTGCCATTTGTTGAATTTTCGTTGCCTTTATGTTTTTTGGTGTTAATGTGCCTTTCATAGTCTCTTTTATATGAGCATTTAAAGTCACATAATTCACAATGAAAAATAATGGGCTTTTTTGGGCCTAAATTGTTGCCATTTGTTGCCATATATAAGCAACAGAAATTTACCTAAATCATTTTTTTATAAATATATAAAAATTTTATCGTGACAAATTTATAATTATTTTTTTGGTAATGAGACGTTAAATTTCAATTATCGTAAGGAGGAATGCCAAAGTCCATAAAATATCCGAGTTTTTAAAAAATGGACAAAAAAAATGTCCAAAAAAAAAAATCAAAAATACTTTTCGTTTTTAAAACGATTCCTTTCCTCTTCACGTGTAGGGAAGAAAAATTAGTCATTTTTTGGGAAAAACGTTATTTTCCCTTCATCATGTAGTGACTGGTCTTTAAGTACTTTAAATAATATATTATTTTATTGAACCACAAATTGTACAATAGATTATATTTTCAGACCTATGAGGTGTTATATCTATTAAATCTTTTTCAAAATTATGCTGACATAGTTGTTTTATATTTTCATCACAAATTTTTTTAAGTTTTATTGTGTTTTCCTTTGTTGTTTCTAATGATTTATCATTAAATTTAAGTAAAAAAATGTTGTAATATTCTTCTTGTAATAAATTGTTTGACGTGTTAGTTTCTCTAATTACATCATCATATAAATTATTTATTTCTTCTAAATACTTTAAAATATTGTCATATTTCTCTCTACAAAATAAATAATAATCTAAACTCATATTATTTATTTATTTAATTATTTTTAAACTATTTATGTATATAAATTTCTCCATGTTTCTAAACCATCTGACTCCTTTTTGATTAATTTATCAACAATTTCCTTTGTAACTTTATATGGAAATTCAACATTTAAAGACATCTCACCTTCAAATAAATTTGAACCAGGTTTCATCAGTCTATATAAGTTAAGCTTTGTATATATAATTTCTAAACAACGCTTCATATTTCTAACACCATCTTCTTTATGACAATGATTTTCATTTATGTAACTTAAAACATCATCTGATATAATTATATCATTTTCCATAAATTTAACTTGTTCTCTAATTCTTGGTAATAAATAGTTGTTAGCGATTACAGTCTTTTCTTTACCAGAATAACCCTTTGTTTTAATTCTATACATTCTATCCTTTAAAATTGGGTTTATCTTTGACTCATCGTTATAACTAAATATAAATAAGCATTTACTTAAATCAAAATTTATTTCAGCAAAATATTTATCGTGAAATTGAGAATTTTGTGAGGTATCAGTTAAATGTGTCAATATTCCAGCAATTTCTTCACCTCTTGGTGTATCGCTAATTTTATCTAGTTCATCAAAATAAATTACTGGATTCATACACTTACTATCTAACAATATCTGAACAATTTTTCCCCAAGTGCTTCCTTCATATGTATATCCATGACCTTCTAAGAAACTACTATCTGTAGCTCCACCAAGAGCAATAAAAGCAAATGGTCTGTTCAAAATTTTACTTATACCTTCCTTTACCAAACTTGTTTTACCTGTTCCAGGAGGACCATGAATAGCTATTGCTGTACCAATTGCCTTAGGATTTGTTAGGAATTGACCAAGCATCTGCATTATCTGCATTTTTGCGTCATTTAAACCATAAACTGCTTCGTCTAATATCTTTTGAGCATTTGCCATAAAATCGTGACATTTTTCGACACCATCTTCAATACTAATTGGAAGATCTTGGTAATTCGTAAATGGTATTTTCATAAATGTATCAACCCAATTCTTAATTTTATAATATTCACCACTTCCAGGTTCCATATATCTTAATGAATTAATCTTCTTCATAGTTGCTGCTTTAAATTGAACTGGAATATTTGATTCAAGAAGTGTCATTCGATATGGTTTTTCAATTCTTGTAATTTTATTTATTTCTCTTAGTTCTTTAATAAGTTTTTTTTGATTTTGTAGTTCTAGTTTTTCATAAAACGAAAAGTCGTTCATTGTATTTTTATCGCTAATAATTTTTCTAAAAATTCGCATATTCTTTTCCTTCTGTTTTTTTTCCTTCTTTTCTATTTTTGTTTGTTCTTTTTTAATATCTTCTTCATAAGATTCTATACATTTTTTAATAGATTTATCATTTGGGTTTTTGGATAATAATTCTTTAAGTTGAACTAATACATCATTCTTATTTTCATTCGTAATTTCTTTATTATTTATATTTTCATTTTTAATACATTCATTTTTTGTTTCACTTTTTTTCGGTTGAGTTTTTCTTTTTCTCTGTGGTTTTTCATCTTCATCTTCATTCTCATCATCTTCTTCACTTGATTCATCTGTTGAAACTTCTTCATCTTCGTCTTCTGTTGAATTATCAGACTCATCAAAATCTTCATAATCTGAATCGTATTCATCATCCCATTCATCTTCATCTTCACCTGTACCACCAATTGTAAATATTATATTAAATTTCTCAGACTTTCCCTTTACAACTTCTTCCTCTTCTTCTTCCTCATCATCTGTATCTTGTGAACCTAATGATACTGAATCATCATCCGAAACTTCAATTTTTTTACCTTTTTTTGATTTATTGACTTTCTTATTTTTTTTTGTTTTCTGTGTTTTTTTACTTGACCTTTTAACTTGTTCCTCCTCTTCATTTTCTGTTTCAGACACAGTTTCCCATTCTACTGATTCATCTTCAGAAGATTCAACAATTTTTTTATTTTTTTTATTTGTCTTTCTTTTATGAACAGTCTCTTCTTCATCATGATCATCGTCTTCGTTAGTTATTTTTTTTAGTTTTTCTCCGGCCTTTATTTTATTTTCCATATGTTTTGAAGGAAATATTTTTTGAACATATTTGCGAAATTCATGAATATTCATTTCATCGCTTTCAGTATCAGAATCATTTCCATTATCACTATCAGAATCATTATTTTTCTTTTTTTTAAGGTTAGAATCACCCTTCTTATTAGAACGCTTTACTTGTTCTCTCTTTGATAATTTATTTGAACTGTCGCGTGTCATTCTTATATTATATTATCTTATTAATATAATTTTAAATCAAAATCAATTTTATTTTAAAATTTAATTTATATTTAATAAATTTAATAACATATATTAGCATTATTTGTGATTTATAAATGTGATGTTAGAATATAAATTTATACATTGATGATGATAATTGAAACCTTTAAATAATTTGTCTGTATTTAAGTAATTTAAAACATTAAAATTGTATATTAAAATACCATAATAAATTATTTTAAATTAGAATTATTAATTATATTTATAAAAATAAAATTGATATATGAAAACAATTTAAATCTATTATCATATATTATAAGAGATGTCGAAATTAGCAAATTCCAATTATAATTTAATGAATGTTTCCAAAGTTGTTGGAATTCAATTTAGTATCTTATCACCTGATGAGATAAGAAAAAGTTCTGTTGCTGAAATTACTAGCAGAGATACATATATTAATAATAAGCCTGTAATTGGAGGATTATTTGATCCTAGAATGGGTGTTTTAGAACCAGGATTAATTTGTCCAACAGATGGATTAGACTATATGCAGACACCAGGTTATTCTGGACATATTGAATTAGCAAGACCTGTATTTTATATTCAATACTTAAATACAATACAAAAAATAATGCGATGTGTTTGCTTTAAATGTAGCAAACTATTAGTAAGTAAAGAAAAGTACAAACAAGCATTAAAACTTCAAGGAGATGCTAGATGGAAATATGTATTCTCGTTGGCTAGTAAAATTAAGCGTTGTGGTGAAGATTTAGAAGATGGTTGCGGTTGTCTTCAACCGAATAAGATCAGAAAAGAAGGTCTTGCTACTATTTATGCTGAGTGGAAAGGTGAAGAAGCAAATTCAGAGCCTATGATTGTAAAAATATCACCTGAAATGATATTAAAAATATTTAAGAGAATATCAGATGAAGATGTATCTTTTATGGGTTTTAGTCCACTTTATTCTAGACCAGATTGGATGATTTGTCAAGTAATGGCTGTACCACCGCCAGCTGTTAGACCATCAGTTAAACATGATTCTCAACAAAGATCTGAAGATGATTTAAGTCATATTTTGGTAAATATTATTAAGACGAATAAAACTCTTCAGGAAAAAATTCAAGCAAATGCTCCAGCAAATGTTATTGATGACTGGTCAACCGTTTTACAATATTATGTGGCTACACAAGTTGATAATAAGATTCCAGGTGTAGCAGCAGTAGCTCAACGTTCTGGTAGACCTTTAAAATCAATTAAAGACAGATTGAATGGAAAAGGTGGAAGAATGAGAGGCAATTTGATGGCAAAACGTGTTGATTTTAGTGCTCGTTCAGTTATTACAGCTGATCCTAATATTTCAATTAGAGAATTAGGTGTTCCTATGAAAGTAGCTAAAAATATTACAAAACCAGTTGTAGTAAATAAAATTAATAAAGATTACTTGACAAAATTGGTTAGAAATGGTCCTGAAGTTTGGCCTGGTGCTAAAATGTTAGAAAGAAAGAATGGTGAGTCAATCACTTTAAAATATTATACTGACCGTAATTCTATTATTCTTGAAGATGGAGATATTGTTCATCGTCATATGACAGATGGTGACGCAATTCTATTTAACCGTCAACCTACTCTTCATAGAATGAGTATGATGTGTCATATTGCTCGTATTATGAAGCGAGGTGATACATTCAGAATGAATGTGGCTGACACGAAACCATACAATGCGGATTTCGATGGGGATAAAATTTGTCTTGTCCCCAACAGGCGAACGCCTATTAAGTTGTAGATAATACTTAATAGGAAAAACGTTGTAATATCTACTGATTCAATCGGATGAGTCAATATAATCGTCTAGTCAATTTAATATAAACAAATATAAATAAGTCTTGCTATATTATATAAAATGGATATAATGAATAGTTTACTTGATAAAAGTGATGCGCATAAAATAAAAGGTGAAATATATAAAATAACAAATATAATAACAAATAAAATGTATATTGGACAAACAAGAAGTCATTATCTTAATAGGGGAAAATATAGACCATTTGGTTACATGGGAAGATTTAATAGTCATATAAGTGAATCAAAAAGTCTTGTTAAATATAACGCTTGTAGATACTTAAATAGCGCATTTAATAAATACGGCTCTGCTAATTTTAAATGCGAATTAATAACTACTTGCGATGTTGATAATTTAGACGAATATGAAACAAAATATATTGGCGAATTAAATACAAGATATCCCAATGGTTATAATTTAACAAATGGTGGACAAAAATGTGGATTTGAAAAAGGGAAAAAAGTTGTATTAAAACATGAATATAAACCAACAATTAATATGACAATAAACCCAAACTTAAAAAGAACTGATAAAACAAAACAACTAATTTCACAAAGAATAAAAGAATATAAAAATAATCCACAAGTTAGAAGAAATGACATGAAGAGAGTCCAACAAATACATTCAAATAATAGATTTGATAAGTATAAAAATATAGATATTAACAAAGATAATATTGAACAATATATATCTATTATTAAAAATAATACTTTAAATTATGAATATATTAGAGTAACCTTTGGAAAAATGCGCACAACTTTTGTAGGAAAATATGAAACAATAGAACAAATAAAAGAAAGAGCAAGACAATTTATATTAGATATATTAGAATGGCAACGCATCCAAACTGCTGGAACTTCCTTAGAGCCTTCACTACCACTCACATATGGAAACATTTGTGAGGAACTCGGTTAATAGCCGAACCCAATGGTAAAAATGTGAAGGATTGGATAATCAGCAACCAAGCCCCTAACCTCGTTATGGTAAGAGTATGGGGAAGGCTCAGAGACTAGATGTTTGCGGGTTTTAAATGATGGCCCTACCAGCCTGATGAAGCTCAAGGTATAGTCCACCCTTACGAGAAATCGTAAGGAATTGTCAAGGAGATGAATTTGCATATGCCTCAGGACCCCGAATCCGAGGCAGAATTAAAAAATTTGGCAGCGGTGCCATATCAAATAGTAAGTCCAGCAAATAATGCATCAATTATCGGTATTTATCAAGATTCTATGCTTGGTTCATATTTATTTTCAAAAGAAGGTGTTAAATTTACGCCAAGACAAGCAATGAATTTATTGATGATGTTTAATGGAGTAAATGAAAACGAATTATTAAAATTAGCAGAAGAAGGTCCTATTTCAAATTATGATATTTTAAGTCAAATAATGCCACCTTTGTCGATGAAGAATAAGATTGAGATAAAAAATGGTAAATATATTCGCGGACAGATGGATAAAGGTGTACTAGGTGGAAGAACAAGAGGTTTGTTACAACGCGTATGTAATGATTTTGGTAATATGGCATCCGCTAAATTTATTGATGATTTACAAAATATTGTAACTGAATATATGAAAACATCAGGTTTTAGTGTTGGTATTAGTGATTTAATCTCAAATCAAAACACTAATGATCAGATTATAAAAGTTATAACAAATAAAAAGACAGAAGTTAAAAACTTGATTGACCAGGTTCAACTTGGTGTATTTGAAAATAATACTGGCAAAACAAATGAAGAAGAATTTGAGACACAAGTAAATAGTATTTTAAATCAAGCCACATCAGAAGCAGGTAAGATTGGTTTAAAAAACTTGTCTGAGGGTAACCGTTTCGTTACAATGGTCCAAGCAGGATCAAAAGGTTCAGACCTCAACATATCATTTATGATTTCTTGTCTTGGACAACAAAACGTAGACGGTAAACGTATTCCTTATGGTTTTGAACATAGAACATTGCCACATTATACAAAATATGATGATTCGCCAGGTGCTCGTGGTTTTGTTGAAAGTTCGTATATTAATGGATTAACACCTCAGGAATTATTTATGCATGCTATGGGTGGTCGTATTGGTCTTATTGATACTGCTGTTAAAACTTCTACTACTGGTTATATTCAGAGAAGACTTATTAAAGCTCTGGAAGATTTGAAGGTTGAATATGATATGACTATTAGAACAAATAAAAATAAAATAGTACAATTTGCTTATGGAGATGACGGAATTGATACTACAAAAGTTGAAGATCAAGAAATCCCAATTGTCGAAATGAGTGTTCAAGATATTTATAACCATTATTTAGTACCTGAAGAATCTGGTAAAGTAAAAACTCTTACAAATATATTTCTTAAAAATACAATGACAAAAATGAAAAAACAACAACTTGAATTTGCTAAGGAAATGTCTAGTTTAGTTGATAAAATGATTCAAAATAGAAGTTTTATTGTGAAAAATGTATTTAAAAATAAGGGTGATAAAATTGTTAATTGTCCTGTAGCATTTAATTATATAATTAGTAATGCTCAAGGACAGTGCGGAATTACATCATCTTCACTTGTTGACATTACACTTCTTGATGCTTTACAAATGATAAAAGCAAATTATGATAAACTTCGTAAGATTCATTATGCTGCTCCAACTGAATTATTTGAAACACTTTACTTCTATTATTTATCTCCAAAAGAATTATTAATTATTAAGAGATTTAATAAAGCTGCGTTAACTTTATTGCTTGATACAATCATAATTGATTATAAAAGAGCAATTGTTACTCCAGGCGAAATGGTTGGTATGATTGCTGGTCAAAGTATTGGTGAAGTTTCAACACAGATGACATTGAATACTTTCCACTTTGCTGGTGTAGCATCCAAATCTAATGTAACTCGTGGTGTTCCAAGAATTGAAGAAATATTATCATTATCTAGTGAAATTAAAAACCCTTCATTAAGTGTTTATCTTAAACCTGAAGATGAGAGACAAAAAGATAAAGCCCGTACTATTATGTATATGCTTGAACACACAAAATTAGAAGAAATTGTAAAAACAACAGAAGTATGTTTTGACCCAGATGATTTAAATACATTGATAACAGACGATAAAGATTGTATTGAACAGTATAGAGCTTTTGAAAATTTGGTAGATGAATGTAATGAAGTTAATCTCGAGTCAGGCGAAACAGAAAAATCAAAATGGATTATTAGGATGGTTATGGACCCAGAAGTAATGCTTGAGAAAAATATTACAATGGATGATGTCAATTTAACTCTTAAGACTTGTTATGAAGACCAAATAAGTTGCGTATATTCAGATTTTAATTCTGACAAGCTAATATTTAGGATTAGAATGAATGACATATTGAAAGCAGGTAATAACAGAGGTGGACAAAAGAAAACAAAAGTTAATCCTCTTGACCAATCAGACCAAATATATATTTTGAAAAATTTCCAAGACCAACTTTTAAACAAAGTCGTATTAAGAGGTATAGAAAGAGTTAATAAAGTTATTCTTAGAAAAATTTTGGACAATGTAGTTGAAATAAATGGTGTTTATAAAAAACAAGATTTATGGGTTCTTGATACAATTGGTACAAATTTATTAGATGTTCTTGGTTTGGATTATATTGATAATACTAGAACACTTAGTAATGATATTGTAGAAATATATAATGTTCTAGGCATTGAAGCAGCTAGACAAGCAATCTATAATGAATTGGTAGAAGTTGTAGAGTTTGATGGAACTTATATCAACTATCATAATTATAGTGTTTTGGTTGACAGAATGACATTTACACATAAATTAATTTCAATATTTAGACACGGAATTAATAATGATAATATTGGACCTATAGCAAAAGCATCATTTGAGGAAACACCAGAAATGTTCTTGAAAGCAGCTAGACATGCTGAACTAGATACTTTAAGAGGAATTTCTGCTAATGTTATGTGTGGTCAAGAAGGTCATTTTGGAACAGCTGCGTTCCAAGTTGTTCTCAATATCGAAGAAATGCAGAAATTAGAAGCAGCTAGTGAATATAAATATGTTAATACTGATGAGGAAATTGAGAAATTCTTTGAAGGTGCTGTGTCACCTGATGATACTTGTGGACCAAATAAAATTGGTATTCAAAATAATGTTATTACAATTAAACCAGAAAATTTCGGTAGTGATAACACTTATAACCCTGGATTTTAAACTATAATATATAAAATTTAATAATATAAATATAATAAATTATATTATTTAATCAATAACATGTCAACATTTAATCTAATAATGGAAAAAATAATAAATTTTAACAACAATGCTTTTTCATCCAATTACGTAAATGATGGTATTTATGGTGCTTATAAAATTTTTTTTAGTATTTTATATAATAATTATGGTAATAAATATAAGACAAAGTTTCATTTTCTTGAAGATGTACTTAATAATTTTTATTTTTTGAATAGGACACACGAAAAAAATGAGTTTCTAAATTTATTTTATAAAATTCAGAAAGTTTATCATATACTTAATAGATTTAGTTATTTATATAAATATAAGAGGTCTAAATTAGTAGTTGAAACAGACTTACAATTAAATAATATTAAACTAGGTGATGCGAATGTTGTAACTATTTATCATATTAATAATAGGTATTTATTCAAAATACAAGACTTATTAAAACTTATATATATATCTCTAACTAATTCATATATTTATTTTTCAGAACCTCTTAGCATAAAAAATCCATATAATAATTTACCATTTGGTAAATCAATTTTATATTACATATCTTATACATTAGAAACTAAAATAAACATTAAATTTATTAAATATGAACACTTGGATGTTTTTTTAAAATTTAAACAATCTAGTTTCAATATGACGAAATTTGTAAATAATTATGAATATATATTGAGAGAATATGCGATTCAAAACCATATTAATAATTCTACAAAACAAACTTTAAAGAATGAAATATTGGAAATAATTAAAAAATTTAATAATTTTTTAAATAGCGACAAAAAAAAGATACATATATCAGAAGATTTTCCAGATGATATACTTTTAAAAACTTTTAAACCTTATCTAGAATTAAAATTATTGTCAGATTATTCACTTGTAAGTAAAAATAGACTTTATGCAAAAAGAGCATTAAAAATAAAACTATCTGAATTTCAAAAATTTAACCCTCATTTCGGTAAAAAAATATTCAAACTTAAAAGTATAGTTAAAAAATGTAAATTTAAACAGATTATATCTCATGCTGAATTTAATGTAAAATGTAAAAAATTTGATACCAATGATATAGATAACTTTATGAATAATCATTTATCTTATAAATATGACCAGTATACTGCTTATAATGAAAATGATGATGATAATAATGATACCGATAATGATAATATTAATAATAATAATAATAATAATGATAATGATAATAATGATAATAATAATAATAATGATAATGATAATGATAATAATAATAATGATAATAATAATAATAATAATAATGATAATGTTGGTGAAAATATATTTAATCTAAATATAATTACACAAATTATTTACAATTCACAATTTAATAATGAACAACAAGAACAAGAAAATGAAGAACAAGAAAATGAAGAACAAGAAGAAGAACAAGAAAATATTCATGAAAGTGAATCTGAACTAACTTCAGAAGATTATGATGATAACGAATCAACGAGTTAAACCTTTTCGGTATCACTTTCAACTATTAATAGTTTTCGTTTTTTGATTTTAGGATTTCTTCTGGTTTTATTTTTTGGTTCACCTTTAACTATCACCTTTTTGGTAGGTTTCTTTTTAACCATAACAAATTCTTCTGATGAAACAGGTGTAGTTTCCTCAATAACTAGTTTATTTTTCTTCGGTTTAATTTCTTTTTCATCATCTTCAATAAGTAATCTTTGTGGTTTCTTTTTCTCATATGTTGTTTTCTTTGGCATTACAAAATCTTCAAGATAATCTTCTATACTAATTTTATCATCTATTGATTTTTCTATATTTTGTAAACAATCTTCATTTAATTTGTCGAGAGAAATAAAAACATCACCTTTGTCGTTTTTAATTATTTTGTAATTAGGAACATTTTCAGGCCTAAAACCAGGTATAACTATAAAAACAAAATTATCATTTTTATTACCATAACCAACAAATTCATGTTTATCATATTTTGTTTGTAATATGAATTTTTGACAAATGAATACAGTAGGTATTTTAAATCTATTTACAAGCAACCATAAATCCATAGTTGTTAAAAAATAATTGTCTGTATAAATAAAACTTGAAAATGTTAATGTTCCAGAATGAACTTGGTCACCTAATGTTTTCTTTCCTTCTATAATTAGAATGTCAACAATTTTATCCTGATATTTTTCTATGTATTTTTTATATTCATCAAATAATTGATTTTTAATTTCATTTATAGTATATTTTTTATTGGTTTTTCTCTCAATCAAATCTATTATAAAATTAAATGTACAGAAATTGTATTTACTATACTCTGCTTCAATATAATTTGCTGGAAAACATTTTCTCCAAATACTTGATGTGATATGATCATTATCTGTTTTATCACAAATCATTTCATTCTTTCTACCTATTGCTTGGTCAAGTGAAGGTATTTTATTCTCATAAACTTGTGTAATAATTGGTTGTGTTTCATCATAAGAATTATATTTTGTATATTTATTTGTAACAGCTGGAACTAGTGTTTCAAAATATTCTTGTGTTAATGAAGATTGAATAATTATAATCTCATTATCTCTTAAGTTATAACCAATATTACCAAATGATAAATATGTTTGAGGTTGTAACATAAATGACTTAATTCTATTATATCTAATTAATTCATCAGCCATTCTACCAAAATAAATTGGTTCATTTTTTTTATTAGTTATTAAATTTCTTTCTGGTAAAATTAAGTTACATTTACCATTACTTGAAACAACACATAATTTTGATGTATCTTCGCATTTATTGGCATCTTTAACTATACACGTTGAAACATCATTAATTAATTTATAATAATTTTTATCACCTATGAACTGAATTTTATCGCCTACTAGTTTTCTTAACAGACCATCTATATTGGATAATTTATCTGAATAAATAATATATTGTTTTAACATTTCTTTTTCAATATTCTCTCTAATTTTAATATTTTCATAATTATTTATTAATATTCTTATTGTATTTCTAAAAACATTATAAAAACTAGTTTCAAGTTTAATTTTCTTAATATAATCAACTCTCTCTAAATCGACATCGTCTTGTGTAGTTATTAAACTATCGCTTTGAACAAGAGGTTTTGCTTTTGGATTTACAATATAGTCACTATCTGTTATTGAAGGTAAATCTAAATCTGGATTTATTTCATCTAAACGAATTGGTTCATTTATTTGAATAAATTGATTTGTTTCGGTTAAAATGCCTACAACATGCTCATCCTCTACAATTTTAAATGCTGGTTTACAAGGTATATCAGACATTTCTCTTCGTTTTTTACTTCGCTTATCTAATCTATTTAAAAATTGTATTGTTTCGGTATATGATTTCCAAATAGTAAAGTCAGTTATGAAGACATAATCTAAATCTTTTTTTAAATTTTCATCAATTGCTGAAGGATAACAAGGTACAAAACCTTCACGCTCAGATAAATTAGGCTCTTCAGTAACTACACCAATTATTTTGTTGTTAAAGTTCATAACGAGTTTTTTAATTTTATATTCATATTTATCTAATTTTTGAACTAAATCATACAAAAGTAACGGGCGTTTTGCTTTATAAATATTAGGCATACTATCCAATGGTCTACAGATTAATTCAAAGAATGGTTTTATAAGTTCCTTTAAAACTGCTCTCATAGTCATAGACAATTTTGGGTCATATTCTTTGAATTCTTTTGTAATTGTTAGTTTTTTACTAGATGTTAAATAAGAATAAACTGGTTCATAATATCCGTCTTCTTTTATCATAATTATTGTCGGTTTTCTTGCTTGGTAAAATTCAGATGAATAATGGTTAGTAGGACATAAAAGTTGAACATTATTTGTAGCATCATCATGTGGCAATTGAAAAATTACTAAATTAACACCATTTGGAAATAAAAATTTATTTGGCATAGAAATAATATCCCATAAATATGTATGATCTATTACAACATCATCGTCTTGTAAAAATGATATAAAATTTTCAAAAGAACAAATGACATTATTAAAATAAGTTTTTTCTTCTGGTTTTTCAAAATTAATTTTTGAGTATAATCTTGAATTGTTATATTTTTCTGGGTTAACTTTTCTATCGGGATCATGAAAATCTGTTACTAAATTACCATTTTGATATTTAATAAACGAATCAATATTTATTGCTTTTATTATTCTTTCTCTCATTTCTTTAATAGTTAAAACCTTAGCTACTTTTGTTGTAAGGCGATTTTCTTCATCAATTATTCTTTTAGCAAAAAATATTTCATCGGATATAGACGCTATAAAAGATTGTTTTTTACTTATTTCTACACCATGTCTCAATAAACAAGGATGGTCTTCTTTAATATTTGTATTTGTTTTACTGACTTGACAATCAGCATTAACCTCGTGTAACATAGTTTGTATTTCTGGTGGTAAATAACCCCAACGTCCTGACTCTAAAGGAAATTTATCGGGTCCTAGTATATATTCATCTTCCTTCTCAAGAACGTTTGATTTTTTTTTATGCTCTTCCACTCTAACTTCAGCTTTTTTTTCATTTTCCATACATCTTTGTTTAGCCTTAATTCTCCCTTCGGTATTATAAT